GCCTATAGCTTTTTGGAATAAAGATCTTATTTTTGGAGAATCTGTTAAATTAACACTATCAGGTCCAGGTGAGAAGTAAGTAGATGTTCTTAAATCATATCCAGATCTAAATAAGAAAGTTCTAGCTGGTGAATTATCTAAGTTAAATGATATGGGACTAACAGCATTAAACATTCTTGTTAAAGGATCATGATCTCTAATAGGCTTACCATTTAAGATATCATATTTAATAGGTAGATCTTCTCCTGGTCCTTTTTCAAATAATAAGTTTCTATTTCTTAGAGCTTGATCAATTCCTGATCCTAATTCTCTAGTATACGGTGTAAATACTTTACCTAATTCATTTCTTAAACCAGATAAAGGTACTTGGTTATTAGCTAATCCTGCAATAATTCTATCAAATTGACCTGGCTTACCAGAGAATAATTCAACAAATTGCTGCATACCAGATAAATAAGACTTACTTGTTAAGCCTTGAGCTACAATAAGAGATACTTTTTGGAACTGATCTTCAGTCCACTCTTCTCCCATTAGTTGACTAGCATCACCTATATCAGCAACAAGAGACATTATTTGGTTAAATGGTTCAAAAGCATCATATCCAACCAATACTCCACCAAGTTTAATTGTTCTAGGTTTATACCCAGCATCTAGCCATGTCTGTCTTTTCTGTCTATCCACAGGACCGTTTCCAGTCATATTACCATTCATCCAAGACCATATAGACATACTGATTATAGCAGAACCCATAGATAATCTACCTACTTGTAATGCCTTAGCATTAGCTAATTCTGCAGCATTAGTGATACCATATTTAGCTACCCTATCTAAGGTACTTGGACTAGCAAATGCTATATCATTCCATTCTTTAACAAATAAGTTAAGAATCGGAGTATGTTTAGCAGTAAGATTTAATCCGTTTACCCCAGTTCTAGCGAATAAGAAGAAAGGTTTTGCCCATGGATTCTGTTGGAATACTGAGTTTAAACCTTCAGCAAATCCAGTTAGATCCTGAGTTAACGTAACTTCTTTACGTGCGAACTTAGTAGCTTCATCTGTGATATTACCATTACCATCAAATATCTGTGCATAGAAATCTTCTTCATATACTTTAATAAGTTCAGGTTCTATATCAGCATAAGCTGTTAAAGCTCCTTTACCTTTAGCATCCATAGCAGATCTGAAAGCTTTCTCTCTCATCTTAGCTCTACCTAAGATATAAGCAAAAGCATCATCAGTTGCTGCCATTAGTTTAGTTGAGTAAGTTAAGAAATTAGAATTGTTCATATTTCTAGCCATATTAGCTAGACTAAATACCATTCTATCTCCTACATTAGCTTGCTCACTTTCTGAGAAACGTCTTAATATTTCCCAGTTATCATCTCCTTGAGTGTATTCAGCGAATCTTGTTTTAATTGTAGCTACATCTCCAGACCAATAAGAATTTAATCTAGTTTTAAATAACTCAAATGATTCTGGAATAGCTTCCATCATAGCATTCAATGAAGATAAACCAGCTCTCATAGTAACAGCATCTCCTGTGAAAGGATAGCTTAGAGCAGCTCCTAATGTCTGTGAGAAAGGTCTTAAGAAAGTTGCAGCACTTGTACCCATGATAGCTCTTACTGGTGTCTTAGGTCCACTTAGAACACTATGTATCATAACACCTTGAAGCTCTCTTATCAAAGCACCAGTCTGTTTCTTACCTTCAATCTCTCCACCTGAGATCATCTTCCTAGCCCAGTTAGTAAAGTCATCTACATTATTAACTGTTTTCATAGATGAGAATGCTTCAAATAAAGCTAGTACTAAATCTCCATCCTTATCTTTATCAGCTATTTTAAGTATAGACTGAATTGTTTCTCTAGCATCTGCTACTTCTTGTTTAACTGCTTCTTTAATAGCACCAGATCTTTTAGCACCTAAGTTACGAAACTCTTGAGATAACGTATACTTAGCTCTTTTAGACTCAGAGATTGCAGTTAACATAGTATCTAGTATCTGATCACCAGGAGCATCTATATCTAGTAGGTTATTGAAATCTGCTATTTCTCTACCAGCAGTACCTAGATCTCTCAATTGTTGTAATAAGGTAGATACAATTAAATCACTAACGACAACATTCTGTGCTGTAATAGTAACTATCTCATCTACTTTCTTACCAGCAATATCAGTTACATCGAATCTTTGTGAAGTTTTAAAGATCTCTTCTAAGTATTCTTCAGCTGACATTTCAGCAGCATTACGTCCAGAAGTTATTCTTTGGTGAGCTAAGATAGCATCACCGAATACTTCTACTAAACGCTTTCTACTACCTTCTACAGCAGATAGAACTTGTTTAAATTTATCTGAACTATATAGTTTCTGTAATGTATCATAAACTAATTCTTCAGTTAAACCAGTTTCTCTAGCAATTCTTTCTCTTTGAACAGGTGTAGTTACATTACCAGCAGAGCCTTCTTCTGCTCCCCACTCATTCCTAATTCTCTTGTTACGTTCCCAAACAGTATAAGGATCATCTTGGGATAAATGATTACCCTGATGTCTACCAGCTACGGGTGAGTTTTTACTAGCTCTAAATCCGAACTCATTTCTCCTAAGTTCTTGTAATCCTTTTCTAACTGTTTCTACCTCTACACTTTTATTTCTAGCAGCTACTTGTGCTTTAGCATAGCTACCACCTTTACCAAGTGCCATTGCAGCACTATCAAATAGTATACCGATACCCATACCTTCTACGATGTTTTTGAATTTCATCATTAAAGGATGGTCTGTATCTTTAGTACTAAGAGGTGTATCCATCCAACCAAAACGATCTCGCATCATTCCTAATGCGTTCTCACCGTCTGTTGTATGTGATATGACGTCAGATACAGCACCTATACCGGCTGCTCTTACCAGACCCCATCCAGCCATACCAGTAGCCCATGCAGGTGCTGTTACACCAGCTGCACTACCAGCAGCTACAACTCCAGCTGCCATACTACCAAAGTGTACTGTACCTCGTAGCATTTGACCCCACCATGTTTTAGTAATGATAGGATCTTCTTTATCTACAAAAGGATTCCACTCTGGTTGGTAACTTCCTTTCTCTTTTTTTTCTCTCTGTACTTCCCCTGAAAGTGTATCTATAGCACGTTCAGGGAATGTCTGTACGGATGAGACTGTATCCTGAAGACCACCTAGTACTGCTGATTTTAATTCTTCAGCTACTGCAGGTAGTCCCCATCCTTCTTTGTTTCTAGGATCTTCTTGTTCAGGAGTGAACCTTGGTCCTTCTTGAGGTGAAAGAGGTTCTTGAGGTAGTGCAGTATCCTCTTCACCTTCCTTTGCTAATAATCTAGATTCAATTAAATCTACGTCCATGTCTTACCTTAGTAATAGTTATTGTTGACCCATTGCAGATCCTATTAATGCCTTAGCACATTCAGGAGCCAGTAATTGAATATCATTATATGGGTCTATATTCTCTTCACCAGTTATAGTAGCCATAATTCTACTGAATTCTGCTTTCTCTTTGTTTGTTAACCAGTTGTTCCTTCTATATGTATTATCCCAAGTTTTATTTGATCCCCTTTCATTAGCTGTGTTTATAATTTTTCTAATTACAATTTCTTTTTGTAACTCTTCATCAAACACTTCATCTGGACTTATAATACCTTTGTCATACATACTCCATACAATATTAGCAGGTATATCATATATACCAAACCTTAGATCAGGATCTCTACCAGCTGCTAAAGCTACTTCTTCTACTGTAGTTTGAGATAATGGTTGTCCTTGTGGTAATTCATTATCAAACTTTTCTTCTTGATACCCTGTCCAAGTTGCCTTCCCAGGTGAATATACAGTATCTATATCTCTGTCTTCTAAAGCTAAATCCTTTAACATAATATCTAATGTCTCTGGTTTTACTACAGCTTGACAGTATTTAGATTCATCACCTTTTTGTAAGCCCTGGGCTATATCTTCATCGTTATTAGATTCAGATGTAGGTGGAGGTACATTCTCTACATATCCTTCTTCTCTTAGATATTCTGTAGCTGCTAATCTAGTTTCAGCTATACTTTGTGAATTAGGTAAGCCAGGAACTACTTTCCAAATATATGGACTAAAGGATGACCAATAATTAACGGGTGGTCGTCCTTTTGGATTCTGTTTCCAGGCCAGATATTTTTCAACTGCTTCTTCCTCTTCAGTATTATAATACTTATTGTAGTTCAAAGCATTCTCACCTTCAGCATTTATTTTTTGTATAACTTGCCCTGTACTTGTAAATTGACCAGTAGTTACTTTTGGACCACCATCATCTGTGTCAGAAAAGTATCCTTTATAATCTTTACCGCCTTCTTTTTTTTCTAATGCTAATCTTCTAACTTCATTAAGAGCATGTTCCGTAGCATTCTTCTTAAGCTGTTTAAACTCCTCTCCTTTAAAATTCTTCTCTCCACGAGCAGATGTCATAAAGCCATGGTATTCTGCATCATATAACTCTCTTCCTTTTTGCAGTGTTGATGTTCCGAATTCGCTGCCCTTATGGTTCGGATCTAAAATAGCAACTGGACCTTTAGTTAATGCATATTCGACATTCATATCTCTTATTCTTTTATCCTCTTGAGTTAAACCCCAAGTTCCAAAATCTTCAGCAGATTGTTTATAATAATTTCTATTTCTATTTGGATCGCTTCCACCATTAACAGGTATATGTTGTATTAAGTCTGCACTCAATGGCTCACGATTATCTACTTGAGGATCTAATTCAGATCTAGCTTGTGATTCATTTCTAGTTAAATTAGTTTCTAATGTAAGAAATCTAGATAACCTTGGATCAGTTGGAAGTAAATAATAACCTTCTTCTCTTGCAGCTTCAATAAGTTTCTCTCTAGCATTATTTATTTGTTGAGTTGTAAGAGGTGTATCGTCTTTTTTGTTTGATAGCAGCGAAGATATTGTATCTACCACATTATCTTCAATCCAATCATCTTCTATAATCTTATCAGCTCTATTAGTTTTAGCTTTTAAATCAGTAACTGCAAGTTCAATTCTATCGATTAAAGCATTAGCATTTGGATTATTTAATTTTTTTAGACTTGTTGGCTTTCCACCTCTTTGTGGTATTTTATCTGAGTGTAGAATACTTAATGCATCTTCACCATCCCTTCCCATCTTATTATTAGTTACAGCCCAATACATCCAATCACTAAGTTCTCTCCATGCTTTTGGGTTATCTTTTTTACCATCTAAACCAATTTCTCTTTGTGCAAGAAATCCATTTTTACCAAATAAAAAATTTACTCTATCTTCAAGTTTAGGATTTGAATTATATTGGTCTAATATATTCTCATTAATTCTATCTTCAGCACCTTTAATAGACTGGTCTAATTGTCTAGTTAGAAGTTTATTTTGTATAGTATCACCACTTTTAGAAATTCTAGGAAATACTTTGTATCTATAGTATTGATCTCCCATTTTATCTATATATCCTTTTTTCTTCATAGCAGCATAATAGTCCAGATATATGTCTCTCCAAAGTAGAGATAAGTATTGTTTAATTTCTCTATTATCAGATTGCAGGACTTCCATATAACTCATTGCGTATGGCATCTCTAGGCCAGTTGTAGGATCTTTCAATCTTTTTTTAACATGCACTTCTCCACTAACATAAGTAGGGAACTCTTCTACATAAGCATTACCAGCTTCAATACCACTAATATTTAACCTTTGAGTTTCACTCTCTGCAAGTCCAACAATCTTCTCAGTTTTACTTAACTCATTACTATTTTTTATAAAGTTAAGTTGTGTAGAATTTACATTAGTCAGAGTGTTGAGTTTTGCATTATTATCTTCAATAAAGTCTTCCTTATTTTTATCAGGTACATCTTCAGGATCTACATTTATTGGTAAATCTTCCAGAACTCTGTGTTTAGAATCATATACTGCTGCTGCTTTTTTTCTATTATCATCCCACTCCTTCAAACTAGCTACTGCAGGAATTAATCCTACAAATTTTTGTATTTGTTTTTCTTTGGATTCATGATATCGTTTTGATTCTTCTATAGCCCAATTAGTGCTCTCTTGGAAATCTTTGACATCAGCATCAATAGCATCATTGATATTTTTAACACCATCATACTTAATATCACCTCTCTCTAATTCGTAGTAAGGAGTAGTACTATCTGGTAAAGAACCTCTTTGTTTAGCTAATAACTTATCAAATGTTGAACTTGTCATGAGATCACCTCCATGTTGACATCAATTTTATTATAGTAAACACCAAGATATCCATTAGGTTTAACAGTCACAGCTGTAGGATCTATTTTAACTACTTCGTGAGCCATAGCTCCACGGTACCTTGTAGGATTACCTTTATAATTAAACTCATATATCTTATGTCCATTAGGAGATATACCTACTTGTTTTATATCTTCTTTCATTCTTATATCACTACCTCCAGCAGCTGCAAATGTAGAAGCTATAGACAAACCAGTACTTAAAGCACCCATTAACATAGCACTTGTATCCTGTTTAGGTGACATAACAGGTACACCGAATTCAGGTTTATACCCTATATCCTGTTTCGCTTTTGCTAATAGACCAGCTCTAACTCTTCTCTGTTTCTCTAATAATATACCTTGACCTCTGCCTGCTAATTGAGCTAAACCTTGCTCAACTTCTGCTTGTTGATTTAGCATTTTTAAATATGCATTTCTACCAGCATTTCTACTTCCACCACCTTCATTTACATATTCAGTAGTAGCATATTGTTGAGCTAACTTTTCTTTACTTGATAAGGCTTGTCCACGCTTTCGTTCTATTGCTTGTCTAATATCACTTTGTGCTCTGGATTCACCTATACCTTGTATAAATTTAGATTGTCTAGCAAATGTTGTTTCTCTATTATGGAATTTGTTTCCATCAGACATGAATTTAAAGACTTTATTATTATGTCTTTCTTTGGCTTGCTGTCTAGCAGCAGCATTAGGATCTGCACACACGGCAAAACTCGATAAAGGATAATTGGTTAGGACCATACTTGAGTT